TTACTCAAAATCCAAGACACTTTTCATAAGATTTCCGAACTTTTCAGAGTCTCTTTTTCTTACAGCTTCAGTTGTATGGAGGTATACTTTTTTAGTAATATCATCATCGGAATGACCTAAACGTTCCATTATTCTTTCCAAACTAACACCTGCCTCAGCTAACAAAGATGTATGAGTATGCCTTAATGAGTGGGGTGTTAATGACTCGTTTAATTTGGCTAGCTTTAAAACTCTTCTCATTCTTTGCTGAATGATTTTAACGTAAAGAGGATATCCGGGATTCGTGCCATTATTTACAAAAATAAAACCTTCATCTAAATAATCTTTTCCTGCGATGCGCTTAATTTCTTCGTTCCTTTCTATAACTGATTTCAAGCACCTAACAACTAGATTATCTATGTCGATAATTCTTCGTGATGATTTAGTTTTTGGTGTAACTAGTTTAAATGATTTTATGTTGTTTGTGGGATTATAATACGTTTTGGTAATAGATAGAGAATAACCTCCATCATTATTTTTTATTAAGTCTGTTTTCTTTAGAGGGCAAAGTTCACCAATCCTTATTCCTGTATAAGCAAGTGTGACGAAAATTTCAAAATCTAAGTCCAAACCATTTTCTTTGGCGGTTTTTAAAAACAAAGCTAAATCTTCTTTTTCCATATACTTTGGCAACTCATAAAAGCTTTCTAATTCCTCAACCGTTTGGGCTTTCCTCGGTATGTATGCAAACTCCGTCGGATCTTTTTTAATAATTTCTTTTTCTAATGCCTTTCGGAATATCATTCTTCCGGTTCTATGAATACCGTCTAATGTATTTCTTGCGAACTTTTGATTAAGTTTACCTAAAGCATTTTGATATTGTTGTTGAGTAATATCGGCCATTTTGATGTTTTTGAAATATGGTAATAGATTATTTATTTCGTGTCTCCTAATTCTGATAGTACCAGGCTTAACTCCTCTTTCCTCCTGATATAGACTTATCCACAATTCACTAAATTCTTTGAATGTAATGGGGATATCTTTCAGACTATTACCTGCTTCGATTTCATTTTCCATATGTCTAGCTGCTGTTCTAGCCTCACCAAGTGATTTAAAACCTCTTCGTGTTGTATGTTTTCTCTTGCCAGTGGCCGGATCAATGCCTGTGTATATTTTAAACATATATCTTTCGCCGTTTTTTGTTTTATAACTTTGAAAACTAGCCACTAATATCACTCCTTTATTGTTATTACTCACTTAAATTACGTTATAATAGCAAACTCTGTTTTTCTTTCACTTGGTAGAAAATGTAGTAAATCAATTAATTCGTAAGTGGGTACAATCAGTTGATTGACGATACAAGGATCTGTATTATCCATCTGCATCCTCTTTTTAACGCGTTTTAAATTAATTCCAATCTTATTGGGAGATAGATTATTAAAAATAAAGTCCGAGAAGTAAATAGGGTAGCTGATTAAAGAATCATCGAACTCATCCCTTTCCACAAATTCAAACGGCCAGATGGCTTCGTAAAAATAAAGAGCTTTATTCCAATCAATTTCACGATAATCGAAAGTCAGAACATACCAATAAGGGATTAATTGATTTCCTACAAATTCGTGATAAAGTCTTTGTTGTGGCATTACAGTTTAACTCCTCTCTTTTTTATTCAAGATAGAATCTTCTCACATCCATTTGCAACAATTCTTCAACATCATCTATTAACATGACAAAGTAGTCGATTTCATATATTAATTCAGGATAAATTTCCTGTTTTAACAAGGATTGTTCAACGAGTTTTATATCAATTAAAAACGTTGTTTCTTTAAAATGGTCGCGCAACATTTCACCTTGAGTGATTGTTAGCGCCTTGAAGTCATCATGAAAATCATCTGAGTACATTTGCTCGAAGGAGGCTTCGACATCGACTTGTACACGATGAGTTTGAGTTTCAGCTGAAAATGGAATAATCATTAGTTTAGGATTTAGCATACCGTCAATTTCTTCGTAAAATATTTTCATCTTAATTGCTTCTTTCTTATATGTTTTATAAATTTGATTGCTCCTGCAATTTTGGCATCTTTATTTGTCGAGAGGTCAAAAAATTCGTAGAATTCATCGGGAAGTATTTCATGATCCAGATTAAATTCCATGTCTATAACTTCTTCTGTTGAGTATGCATTTTGATAATCAGCAACTTGCGAATATTGCCATTCTTCTTGGTAAAGGTGGTATTGCTTTTTATTTTGATACATATTAAAACGAGTACGAGCAAACTCAATTGTTACATTAAAACTTTGAGCAATTTGTTGTATTGCTTGTTCGGAATATCTAGGAAATTCAAAATCTACTAGCATGAAAGTAGGTACACAAAAATGGTAAGCAAAATAATCAGATTGCCATTCTTGAAGGTTTCTAAATAAAGAGTGCATATTTAATTGATTACCTACATGTCGTAAAAAGTGACAAATTTCATGTCCGAATTCGACCCATTCCTCGCTTTTAGTACCATTTGTTAATAAAATTTCATTTTCTAATCTGAATGCTCGCTTCTTATATATAATTTTTACTCCTAGTTTCTTAGCTATGAATTTCATATTCAAATCGCTAGGATTCTCCACTCCGATGGATGTATATAGTTCATATATGTACTCTTCGAGGTGTGAATACAAAGAATGACCCCCTTACTAATCGAATGTATGTTCTATTTTTGGTTATTTTATAAGGCGCACATATTTATGTACACCTAATTAATAAGCTTGAATATTATTTAATCGTCCTTTTTCTGACTCATCTTAAATTTTATATACTCATATACTTCTTTCATATCTTCAGCTGTTAGCGTCTCCATATCTTTAAACATGAGGTCTATGTCTGGAAACTCCGAAACAATCTTATTTTTATAATAAAGCAAACTTTCTACTTCTTCGTCTTTACGGATTGGATCAGGATTAATAGTTCTACCAAGAAGGTAGTCTGTAGTTACATTGTAAAAATCAGCAAGTTTATTTAATATCTCGGTATCTGGCTCTACTCTATTATTTTCATAATGAGAATATCTGGCTCTAGATAATCCGAGTAGATTAGCTACCTCTTCTTGAGTTCTTTTCCCTCTAAGACTTTTTAATCGTTCTCCTAGTATTTTCTTATCTTCCATTAGAAGAAGCACCTCATTTCACCTCCATTATAACTATTTAGCGATAATTTTTGTATCATTGATAAAATATTTTTCAAAAAGAAGTTGACGATAAAAAACTTATCGTATATATTAAACATAACGATAAAAAATGTATCAAAAGAGGTGGTGACAAAATGGAACGCAAATTATTAAAAACTTTAAGAATTAAACATAAGCTAACACAGCAAGATTTATCTGAAAAACTAGATATATCAACAATTTATGTAAGAAAACTTGAAAAAGGCGTTGCTAATCCTGGTAGAGAAACCATGATTAAATATGAAAACTTTTTCGAAACAGATATGAGAAAGTTATTTCCAGATCTTTTTTTTGAATTTGATGATAAAAAATGTATCAAAAATCATAAACAAGCTATATAGGAGGCGAAAAAATGAACCAACTTCAAAGGGTTTTCGATTACAAAGGTCAAGAAATCAGAACAGTAATGCACAACAACGAACCTTGGTTTGTTGCTAAAGATGTGTGTGACATTTTGGAAATAAGTAATAGCAGACATGCACTAACCAGACTGGAAGATGAAGAAAAAGCTGATGTCGTTTTAAACGACGGCAGACAAAACAGAAGTTTTTCAATCATCAACGAATCTGGCCTTTACGAATTAATCTTTGCTAGTCGAAAGTTAGAAGCCAAAACATTTAAAAAGTGGGTTAAGCAAGAAGTTCTACCATCTATCAGAAAACATGGGGCATACATGACACCTGAGAAAATAGAAGAAGTCTTGCTTAATCCAGATACCATAATAAAAATTGCTACTCAATTAAAAGATGAACAACAAAAACGCATAGAAGCTGAGCAAAGAATCAAACAACAACAACCTTTAGTAGCTTTCGCAGAGGCTTGCATGACTTCTGATAAGAGTCTCCTTGTAAGAGAAGTTGCAAAACTTTGTTCTAAGAATGGAATCATTACAGGTGAGCGCAGACTATGGCAGAAACTTCGGGAGTGGAAGTTAGTCTTTGCTAACAAAAATGAACCTTACCAAGAATACATCGATCGAGGCTACTTTGAGATAGCACAAGGAGTCAAAGGAAGTTCTAAAGGCGCATTCACTTGGTTAACAACAAGGGTTACTCCGAAAGGGCAGTCTTACATCATTAACAGGCTTAAAAAAGAACTAAATAAGAAGGCGGTGATCTAAATGCAAATCTCTCTTGATGAATTAAAAGCAAATCTTTTGAGTGAAAGCCTAAAAGAAATGTTCCAACAAGCTTATGAACAGGGATTGAATGATGCGAAAGAACAACAAGCTTTACCAACCTTGTTAAAAAAGAAAGACTTGGCAGATCTATTTCAGGTAGCACTACCAACAGTTGAAAATATTATTCGAATGGAAGGTTTTCCAAAGTCTAAAGTGGTGCAAGCTCGTTACCCAAGAGATGAAGTTTTTATATGGATTAACAAAAATATTGAATACGTCCATTACAACACCAATTATTTAAAAATGTCTATCTCTTAACTCTAGTTTACTAGCTTACAAGACATAAATCTGTCCAGTTTCAACACAAAATGTGCTAATCCAGCACATCGTAAGGAGGTGAGAACAATATATGAACCTAGGGGCGGTGTTAAAGAAAGCAAGAATCACCGCCGGATTGAGTCAGGAAGAAATGGCGTTGAGAATGTTTATTCCACGCAGCACGGTTTCACGTTTAGAGAACGATAAAACAATCTTAAAGGCAGATGATTTAATTCGGTGGTGTCATATCACGCAAGCGCAGGAAATGTTGGTTGCTTTACTTGTAGGGGTTGACCCGACAACGATCATCCAGAACATCTCAATGTTAATCGGAGGATTTATCACATGGATTTAAACACAAAATATCAAGAATTAGGACATTGGGCGAAGACGCTGCTAGATCTACATAATGAGGACCCTAATGAATACAGAGCTGAAAAGATAGTAAATGCACTTAATAAAAGATATCTAAAATTGGGTTTTAAACCACGGGAGGATGAATGATGGAAATTTCAACAGCAATGTTAATGGCAACCTTATTTGGAATTGTAGGTTATTTTATAGGAGTTTTCCAAAATGAACAAAAGAAAAAGCAGTAATGAGCTGCCACTCAAAACTGCTTAAGAAATTATGTTACACATATTATACCATACTTTGACAAATAAATACAAGACAGGCTTTAGTGCCTGTCGTCATGATCGGAAGGTTTCCCACCTCACACCATTCCCTTTTCCTTCCGGTCATGACGATGGTACTAATCCATCAGGTCACGAGTGAGTGGCAATAGCCTTTCGCGCTGTTAGGCGCTCACTCGCTGATACCTAAATACATAAAGGGTAGGTGATAAGAATGGTAGAAAATCCAATGGTTGTTGATAGTCTTTGGAACGATGGTGAAAGGCATTGGGGTGTAGATGCTACTGGTGAAGAAATCTTTGAAGGTGATTCAATCGTCGAGATCGGGAATGAAGTCGTGTTGGAAAAGAATCTTGAAGATTACCTCATTGAACAGCTTGGAGCGAAATACACCATTGCATCATGAAAAAAGACTTCCTTTGGCTTAAGGAAGTCCGCGGTTTAAAACATTTAATTAAGTACAGTTTACAGCACTTTGAAAATTGAATCAAGGGAGAGATAAAGTTGGATATTACTTTCAAGCAAATTGAAATAGAAAATTTCAAGAATCATAAAAAGCTATCACTTAATTTTGGTGAAATCACAAACATCTTCGGTAAAAATGGAGCCGGAAAATCATCCATTGCAGATGCGGTATCCTGGGTACTATTTGGACTTGATCAGTTAGGAGGTAAGCTTGAGCCAAATCCAATCAATGACTTTGAAGCAGAAAGTAAGGTATCTCTTACACTCATTGTAGATGGTCAGGAAACAACACTCACAAGAAATCAAAAGAAAACAGCTAAATATTACATTGATGAGGTACCGAAAAAGGCTACGGAGTTTAATCAGTTTGTTGCTGACCTTTTCGATAAAGATTTGTTTTTATCCATGTTCAATCCAATTTATTTCTTTTCGCAGAACTGGAAAGAACAACGGGAGCAGGTCCTTAAATATGTGGACGAGCCTTTAAATAGTGAAGTGTTTGCTGAAATGCCAAAGATTCAGGCCGAACTACTTAAAGAAAATTTGAAATCACACTCATTAAGCGATTTAGAAAGCCTCCATAAGGAACGATTCAAAAAACGTGATAGTGAGTATGAAAGAGCCAGTGAAAGGCTCCTAACGTTACAAGAGCAGTTAGAAAAAGATTCTGATTCCAAGCAGATTGATTCAGCGGCAATTCAAAAAGAAATCGAAACATTAGTAAATGAACGCGACGGACTAGATGAGAAAAGACATCAAGCTTTCCGTTCTATGCAAAACAGAACATCCATTCAATCAGAAATTGATTACTTAAGCGATCGGATATTTAAACAAAAAGAAAAAGCTCTATCTATTCGTGAAGAGAAGCTTCAAGAAAATTGCCAAACATGTGGTCAATCATTAAATGAAGATTCTATTAAGAAGGTTAAAGATAACCATTTAAATAGATTCCAAGAAGCAATTGAAGAAGGTAAGAGAATGACAGTAGAGTTACAAAAACTAAAAGAAAAATTAGCTGCCATTCCAGAAATTGAAGTGCCTGATACGCAAGCGCGTAGCAAAGAATTGGATGACCAGGTGTATCAACTGATGGCAAAGCGTGATGCTGCAGAAAGGTTAATTGCACTTAAAACAGATATTGACATAGCAGCTGAAAGAAAAGAAATGCTACTTTCTGAACGAAACGAATCTCAAAGCATTCTCGAAGCAATTAAAGCATTCCAAGCTAAACAAGCATTAGTAATGGTCAGGAAGGTAGATAGCTTGTTTACTACAATATCTGTTCAATTGTTTGATGAATTAAAGAACGGAAATCGCAAAGATATATTCGAAATCAAGATGGATGGAAAACCATATAGCAAACTGTCAACTGCTGAAAGAATCAAATGTGGCCTAGAGATGGTCGAGGTCCTCAGCAAACAATCCGGAATAATTGTTCCAACATTTGTCGATAACGCTGAATCTATCTTGAGATATACAGCGCCAACAGGGCAATTGATTACCGCAAAAGTAAGAGTCGGAGAATTGAAAATCGAAGTAAAAGATGAAATCAAGGAGGTCGCTTCCTAATGACAACTCAAATTCAAAAAGCAGATCCAAAAGAAGTTGTAGCAGGTTCATTAACTCGTGGTGAGGTTGCCACGCTTAAACAAACATTGGTTGGACAAGGAATCAATGATGCACAGTTTAATCTATTCATCCAGACTTGTGCTGCATCTGGTTTAAATCCTTTTATGAATCATATATATGCTATTCCTTATAACGGAACAATGAACATTCAAATAAGTGTAGAGGGGATTCATTACCTAGCAAGACAACATCCAGACTATATTACTGCATCGGCTGAAATTATCGGAGAAAACGAAGTGGAACATTTTGAAGCTGAACTGGTAGATGGAGAATTCAAAGTGACAAATCATAAAATTGCCCTTCCTTTTCGAGGTAAAGCAGTTGCTGCCTATGCCATTGCCAAAAGAAAAGATGCGCCAGATCAAGTAATTTTCATGGACCGTAGTGAGGTTGAACATTTAGAAAAAGGTAGAAATCCTTTATGGAAATCCAACTTCAATGACATGTTCAAAAAACACGTCTTAAAACGAGCACTGAAAGCTCAATTTGGTGTAGATATTGATGATCACACTATTGAAGGTTCAAGGGATGCTGTACAGGAAAACGCAAGGCAGACACAACGCAGAGAAATAAATATAAGCGAAACAGAAACTGCTGATGAAGACGATTTAAAAAAAGCAACCTTCAAAGAATTAGACAAGGTATTGGAAAGTAAAAAAATGAATGGCGATGATGCATTAGAACTTTCTAGAAAACACTTTGACAAAAAATTATTTGATTTAAACCTTCAAGAAATTACCGGATTAAAAAGAATTATTGAGTTGCTGCCAGTGAAGAAAAAAGAAAATAGCATGAAAAATGAACCTGTCGTCGATGCCGAATTCACAGAAATAGAAAACGAAAAAACAAAAGACAAAGAACCTGAAAAAGCATCAGCAGAAGAGATTAATTTTGATGATATAGATTTTGAAGCTTTGCAAGAGGAATTCCCTTTTGATTAACCACACAAAGGTTCTGCTGCCTTCTTGGATATTCGAGAAGGCTGAGGACAAAGAACACTTGAAAATACTTGTACTCAAATATATGACAAGGTATCCAGATTATGTAGTGAAATCAGTAAAAAACAGGTTTGCAGTTTGCGAAAGAAGGTGAATCAATGTCCCACAGTTATCCATTTAACACATATTCCGGCTTGCTTACTCCTGAACACTACAAAAACATTGGAAATGCTATCTGGTTGTTTCTATGGTGTGTCAGCTCAACAACTACTGAAAAAGAAAAAGATGGGATCGTGTGGGGCATTGTTAAAGGAAATAAGCCTCACAAGCTATCGGATCTATCAGAAATATTTAATGTGAACGAAAAAACGGTTAGAAGGTGGCTCGATGTTCTTGAACAACATGAGTACATACGAATCACTCGAGCGCCTTATGGATTAATTTTAACAGTTAAAAATTCAAAAAGAGGGTTCTTTGAGAGAGTGGACAAAAATGTCCAACCTGAAAATAGAGAATGGACAAAAGTGTCCAATCTAATAAAGATATTATAAGTACTTCTATTACTATTACTAATAATAAAGATTCTGACCCTGTAGATGTTATTGCTGAAAAATTCATTGACTTAAGAACCGTGTTGGAAGGTCGTGAGGTCCATCCTAACGTGAAAGACTATGAAGCGATCGCCCGGATTGTCGCCCGTGGTATGCCGTTACCACAAACAATCAAATTGCTTGAACAGTGCTTTCATGAATATGCAGAGCGTGAACCAGAAGGAGCCATAAAGGCTTTTAGCTACTGCGAAAAATATATTACGGACCATTACGCCAAGATGGAAGCTGCCGAAAAGGCTAGACAACTTGCAAAAAGGAGGTTACCTGAAAATGGCAAGCATGAACATAAGCGAAGTACTAGAAAAACTTCGACAAAGAACGACTCCATTACAGGTGAACAAGTCGGTCGAATACGAAGAAGAACAGTTTAGCTGCCGCGTTTGCAAAGACAAAAAAATAATTATTTACAGAGTTCACAAAGATACCGAATGGAAGGAAGTCCAAGGGTTCGGAACCTTAATTCCAGAATCGATGGTGACAGAGGATGACTTCTTTGCAGGAAAGGTTTGTACACCTGATCAAGGTTGGGAATGGCGAGATACCTTTTCACGACAATGTAAATGTGTTGAGCAAGATAGGTTAAAAAAAATTATGAAGTCCAGTGACATTACGGAGGAATTTAAAAAGTTAAGCTTCCAAAACTTTAGAACGGAAGGAAAACCACAAGTCATTAAAGACTCTTATGAGTGTGCGGTTGAATATTTCCAAGAGTACGAAGCTATAAAAGATTCAAGGCACAACAGCATAGCTTTACTTGGTCAACCAGGGGCAGGAAAAACGCATTTGTTAACAGCTATTGCAAATAACTTGATTAATAGATTACATGTACCAGTTTTATATTTCCCTTATGTTGAGGGATTCACCGACCTCAGGGATGACTTTGACAAACTGGAAGAAAAATTGGACCGTATGAAAAAGATTGACGTTCTGTTTGTGGATGATTTGTTCAAGCCGACCGGAAAGGAACGAAAAGCAAGGGCTTCTGAATGGCAAATTGAGCAAATGTACGCAGTTATCAATCACAGGTATTTGAATCACATGCCGATTATGGTGTCATCGGAACTGGATATTGATGAAATTGAACAGATTGACGAAGCGTTAGGAACTAGAATTCGCCAAATGTGCCAAGATTTCATGGTCCTCATAAAAGGAGATAGAAAATTGTTAAATCACCGATTGGAGGGTTGGTAAATGATTAAAAGATTGATTGACCAACTAATCATCACCATCGGCCAATATGACAGATTCGGAGAGCAGCAATATGTGCGACAGTTTGACATGTTGCTCTCAAAGCTTGAAAAAGCCACAGGATTGGACAGGCAGGGTGCGATTAAGTTTCTAGAAAAAGAGGTTAAGGGGGAGAATGCGGCGTGACAGCTCAAAAATCATATTCATTTCAAGATTTAACGATTATTGGTCGAGATAGATTCAAGTTAGATGAGACGTGGCATTGTTTTACAGCAGAGGTAACGGAGAATGGAAAAGGCAGTCAAGTGAAATACGGGTTATCTCCTCAAGATGAAAATGGTGAATGGTTACAAGAAGAAATATATGGATATGTTCCGTTAATTAAATAGCTGAAAGGATGATGTAAATGACTACAGCACTAGTTTCAGCCACCAAAGAAGAAATGAAAAAGAACTTTCTTTTAGATAAATTGCTTGCTTCAGGAGTGACTCGTTCACAGCAAGGTCAGAACATCTGGAAGCTAGATTACGAGGAACTCAAATATGAATGGGTGCTTCAATCGTTTAAAGAAGTCGATGCGGAATGTAGCGCCAACGCTTGGTTTTAGGTAGTAAAGGAGGATCATCATGGGGCAGAGAATGACAATAGAGCAGTACAGGAAAGTTTCGAGGTCTAGGAAATCCAAATATGGCAATAGAAAAGTTGAACTGGACGGAATTGTTTTTGATAGCATCGCAGAATCAAAGTATTACCAGCAATTAAAATGGCTTGAAGCTAATAAACAGATATTGTTCTTTCGGAACCAGCCAAGATACAGGCTTCAAGACGGATTTGAAAAGAACGGCAAAAGCCATAGAGCCATCGATTACATAGCAGATTTTGAAATACATCATCTGGATGGGTCGATAGAAGTAATCGATGTAAAAGGAGCATTGACGGATGTTTTCAGGCTCAAGCAAAAGCTTTTTGAGAAGAAATATCCGCATAAGTTAACGCTTGTTAAATACGAGAATGGGAGATTTGAAGAATTGTAGGTGAGGAAATGCAGCTAGATTTATTTAGAGAAATCATAGTCGATAACTTTGCAGGCGGTGGAGGTGCATCCACTGGGATTGAGATGGCAACAGGATTGAATGTAGATATTGCCATTAATCATGATCCAGCTGCTATCGCTATGCATAAAGCAAATCATCCGGATACAGAGCATTATCTTGAAAGTGTTTGGGATGTAGATCCTAGAGAAGTGGTAAAAGGTAGAAAAGTAGGTTTATGTTGGTTTTCTCCTGATTGCACTCACTTTAGCAAAGCGAAAGGTGGAAAACCTAAGAAAAAGGAAATTAGAGGGCTTGCATGGGTGGCAGTCAGATGGGCAGCTACAGTACGGCCGAGAGTTATCATTTTGGAAAATGTTGAGGAATTTAAAACTTGGGGACCATTATTGGAAAATGGACATCCTGATCCTAATAAAAAAGGAAAAACATTTAAAGCATTCGTAAATGCGCTCAAAAGACAAGGTTATCAAGTGAAATTCAAAGAATTGCGAGCATGTGATTATGGTGCACCTACCACCAGAAAAAGATTCTTCATGATTGCTAGATGTGACGGTAAACCAATTATATGGCCGAAAGCTACTCATGGTGAGCCAGATGAAGTAAATGTCCAATTAGGTCTTAAAAAGCCGTATAGGACAGCAGGAGAGATTATTGATTGGTCAATTCCTGTACCTAGTATTTTTGGAAGAAAAAAGCCTCTTGCTGAAAACACGATGATAAGAATTGGAAGAGGAATCGGGAAATTTGTATTAGAGGATGAACCATTTGTTGTTGATGATGCAGCGTACTTTTTAATCCACTATTACACACATCAAGGAGATGAAGTGAGAGGAAGTAGTTTGAGAGAGCCGATATCAACCATACCGACCGCGAATCGTTTTGGATTAGTCAAGGCTACTCTCACTGAAAATATAACACTTAATAATGAGACTGAAAAAGTATATGCGTTCTTAACTAAATTTTACGGATCAGATATAGGGCAATCACTAAACGGTCCACTCCATACTATTACAACTAAAGACAGGTTTGGCTTAGTGACAGTCAAAGGAAGTTACAAGGGTATATCAGACATCGGGTTAAGAATGTTGCAACCAAGAGAATTATTCAACGCCCAGGGATTCCCTACTGATTACATTATCGACAAGGATTTTGAAGGAAAAAGTTATCCAAAAACCTCACAAGTGGCAAGAGTAGGAAATAGTGTTCCTCCACCATTTGCAAAATCGTTAGTAAAGGCAAATTTACCGGAGTTATGCAGGAAAGAATTGAAGATTGCTAGATGATGAGTAGACAAAAAAGCGACGTATTGAAAGGGTGAAAAAAGTGACATTAGATTTTAATGAAGTAGTGGAATTTATGAAAGAGTTCAAAGTCGATTTGCTGAATAGGTTTGGTGAATTAATCATTGACGAACCCACTAATACTTACGTAGGGATTAATCGATGTAAGGATATTGAAGAAGTTAAATTATATGTAGTTTTTGCTCTATGTCGCCCTATCGGTAAGGGTTTAGACGAAAGGGATGCGAATCGGTTACTAAAAAGATTTAATGAATATTTTAAAGTCAACTTAACTCGAAGTGACTTGCGATTAATGTATCAAGAATTGTGCTATGAGCGAGAATTGGAACGGTTTAAGGATTTTATAAAACGTGGCTTTCCCGTGGATGAATTAAATAAAGCTAACGTCTAAATACGAATACAAAGTGAAGGAGTGAATCCAGTGAAATACAAAGGCATCTGTCATAAATGCGGTGAGATGGTTGTCAAAGGGCAAGGCAGCCATAAACGGATAAATGGGAGTTGGAGGACGGTATGTGATGAGTGTGAATAAGGAAAAATATCGTTGTGACTCTTGTGGAGAGTTTATCTATGATGATGAAGGTATAACTGCTGTTTATGGGGATTGGGTTTGTGATAAAGATGATTGCAGAATTTTAACTGATGATAATCTAGCTATTGTGAAGAATCGTCGAAAAAACGATAAAGAACAGTTAGAAGAGGTAATGCGCCGTGAGTACAAGGAATATGACGTTAGGGGAAGATTTTTAGTTATACCTAAGGGTGATTACAAACGGCTCATTTCCACTGTGGAGGAACAGGCAGAGCGATTAGAAAACTTAGAAAAAATCACATGTTGCATCTGTAATAATTCTTGGAGAACTCGACAAAAGCACTGTCCACAATGTGAAGGTAAAGGATATGTATATATAGACATGGAGGAATCCAAATGAATGAACACCTTGAAGAATTTAAAAGATTAAAAGAATGGTGTATCAAATGCCCAATTGAAGCAGCTATGAGGATAGAAGAGCAACAGAGAGAAATAAAAACACTTTGTGATTCGGTCATGATTCAGACTAGAAAGGCTGAACAGTTGCGTGAATCGTTGGAGTTTTATGCTGATAATAAGAATCACTATGTTGAATATCCAGACATTGACATGAACGAAGTTGAGAAAGACGGTGGAGAAAAAGCCCGTCAAGCATTGGAGGAATCCAAATGAGTTGGAATAAGTTGGTCAGTGAAGTTCAAGCCCATAACAGATATCTCATTGATGAGATTAAAGAAAAGAATAATGAAATATTAAGGCTCCGTGAAGCGTTGGAGTTTTATGCTGATAAGAGCAATTACGAGTATTCAGTGGATGTTTGGGAAGAAGTGAACGCAACTATTTTAGAAGATGATGGAGAAAAAGCACGGCAAGCATTAGGAGTGGATGGTGGATGAACGCCTACCAACTAAAACCCAAATCCAAACGAAATCCAGTCTTTCAAAAAGGATTCGAACAAGGCAGGCAAGTAGGATATCAGGAAGCAACGGACATCTTCCATAAGTTCTTATCTGAGCGCATGCAGACATTAACAGATATCCCAGGAATCGGAGAGAAAACGGCATGGAAGGTGCATGAACATCTTTTAAAAGGAATGGACAAGCAGGAGGGGTAGGCATGACGGATGAAACGACTAAGGCGGTTATTGATTTGCTAGAGGATGGGATTTATATAGTCTCTGGAGGCAATTTAACGAAAGTTACACCTAAAAGTCATGGGGAAGATGTAATCATTTGGAAAAATGGACAGCCCTTTGACATCATACGAAGCCAAAGGGATAGATTAGAAGGGCAGGAGGTTATTTGATTGAGCAAAGAGCAAATAATTATTGAAATTCCACCTGTAGAATCGTGGACGTTAAAAGATTTGAAGTATACTTGCAGACGCAACAAAGTTAAAGGATACACGACGATGAACCGGGAACAATTAATATCATCAGTAAAAGAGATTTTAAAAAATAAATAGTCCTTACGGAAGAACCGACGGACACTAGAAAGCAAAAGCTTTTTGGTGTCTTTTTGCATTTTAAAAGCTGATTAAACCAACGTTTTCATGTCATTGCAACTATTTTACAATTTTGCAGTGATTTTGCAACCAAGGAGTTGAAATGATGAATCTACCACTTAAACAACAACTAGCAAACATATATAAAAAACCACAGCCGAAAAAGCTACAGAAGCGCCGTACAGAGGTTTTAACAGAATCGGATATTAAGAGTCTCATGGGAATGGATAAGCCGACGTACAGAAGACACAGGGGAGCATTTAGGCAGAGAGGATAAGGAGGGGGTATATATGCCAAATTGGGCAGATGAATTAATCCAGGAATATTCAAATGGAAAGAGACAGCTTCATAAACTTCATAACAGTTTGGATAAGGAAAACCCAACTGATCGCCAAGATAGAAAGGTTATAAACAGCATGATCGATGATATGGAATTCACGATTGAATGGTTAGAAACTGGAAAACAGCCAGGAACATATCGAGGGGTTGACAAAAGATTGGCTTATCAAAGAAAAGCGCTCGAGAGTATGGACATTATTCCTGATATTACTGAACAATTAGACATAAATAATCGCCAATTATATATGACTAGCGAAGAAAAAATAATACTGGCTGACATCTTTACATCATTTTCACTGAGGGAAAGACAGTGTTATGTTCTTCATGCAGCACAAGGAATGAGTATGGGGCAGATAGCTGATGATTTAGGATTAAGTAAGGCTACAGTACAAATGTACATCACTAGAGCTAGGCGTAAGGTAGAAACTAAAGTCGAAAAAAAGGTCAGTTGACTAAATCTTGTCATACGAATGTCATACGATGTCTCTATATATGAAGGGGGATTATAGGGGGATGTTCCGCGCCCTTTGTTTTAATCCCATACATGAACGAGATTACGTTAATGCGCCATCCTTCGGTGGCGTTTTTATTATTCAAAAATAAGGTGGTTCATTAAATGATAAGAAAATTCATCTGTTTCTTATATGGGCATCGGTTTTATAACGGATATTGGAATGGTTATCCGTGGGAAAAGTGTAATAGATGCGGACATATTGGTAATCCGAGAATAGGAAGACCCAAGAGGAAATTTACATAAGCAGGATTATAGCTCCTTTTGTCGAATTGGATAGATGAAAGGAGAGGGTCAAAATGAATAGATTTGATAAGATAATTGTTAATAAGGATATAGAGATAAATACAATTGGTAATTATTATAAAACCGGAGATGTTGTATATATCAAAGGTGAAAACAGCGAAGTTTATGATATTTTTAAACAACTTTTGAGAGATCGAGTTTTCGTTAAGGAAATGGAGTTTATTTTAGAAGGTAAGACCAGTTCTAAGTATTTAGGAAGATATATGATGTTAATAGATGGAGAGTTCGTTATTTTAGAGAATAAAGAAATAACTATTAAAAGATAATTTTATTTTGATAGGGCACCCACTGAGGTGCTTTTTCTTATGTCCAGAAATAGAAAGAGGTGGCGGTGATATGTAGATGCCTAATTGGGAGCAGATAAGAAATGAGTGGGAAACAACCAAGATTACATTAGCTGCACTAGCTGAGAAACATGACATTAAATTGGGTACATTAAAGAGCCGTAAAAGTCGTGAGAATTGGTCTAGAGATGCAACTAAAAAGGATGCAACCAAAACAACAAAAGTTGCAACCTCAATAAAGAAAGATGCACAAAAACAAAAAGAACAATTTGAGCCTGTTGTTAAAAGTGATGAACTCACTGATAAACAAAGGCTTTTTTGTATTTATTACGTAAAATCGTTTAATCAGACGATGGCAGCAATCAAAGCTGGATATTCATCAGATAGGGCTCATGTAACCGGAAGTGAATTAGTAAGGAATCGTAAGGTTGCTGACGAAATTAAGAGATTAAAAGGCGAGATGCAGCAAGGTGTGTTCATCGATGCTGTGGATGTGCTGAACAAATACATCAAGATTGCCTTTGCAGACATAACAGATTACGCAACTTTCGGAAAGAGAGAAGTGCCAGTCATTGGCATGTATGGTCCTGTAAAAGATGAAGAAGGTAGACAAGTAACGGAAGAAGTCAATTACGTTGATTTCAATGAATCTTCAATAATAGATGGCACGATCGTTACTGAAGTCAAACAAGGGAAAGATGGTATATCTGTTAAATTAGCAGATAAAATGAAGGCCCTTGAAATGTTGTCTAAGTACTTTGACTTGCTCTCTGAGAATGATAAGAAACGATTGCAAGAAGAGAAGTTAAAAGCAGAAATAGCAAAAGTTAAAGGGGAAGATGGTACTGAATACGAAGATGACGGATTCTTAGATGCTATAAAATCAACTACTGGCATATGGGATGAAGATGATGATTAAAAAGAAACCTGCTCCTTTCAAATTCAAACCGTTTTCAAAGAAACAGCTTAAAGTTTTAAATTGGTGGACCGACACATCACCTCATAAGGATAAAGACGGCATCATATGCGATGGATCCGTAAGAGCTGGAAAAACAGTTGTGATGTCTTTGTCTTATGTTATGTGGGCAATGGATGCATTTCAGGATGAAAACTTAGGGATGGCCGGAAAAACAATTGGTTCATTCCGAAGAAATGTTATTACACCATTAAAACGAATGTTAAAATCCCGGGGTTATAAAGTAAGAGACCATAGGGCAGATAATATGTTGGCTATTACCTATAAAGGTGTAACCAACTATTTTTATGTATTTGGTGGTAAAGACGAAGGCTCACAGGACTTAATTCAAGGGATTACCTTAGCTGGAATGTTCTTTGATGAAGTTGCTTTAATGCCACAGTCATTCGTCAATCAAGCGACAGCACGTTGTTCTGTTGAAGGCTCAAAGTTGTGGTTCAACTGTAACCCAGAAGGACCATATCACTGGTTTAAAACAGAGTACTTAGACCAGTTGGCAGATAAGAACATGTTGCATCTCCATTTTACGATGGATGATAATCTTTCATTATCTGAACGAATAAAAGAACGTTACAAACGTATGTATAGTGGAATCTTCTTTCAACGCTATATTTTAGGTTTGTGGGTTTTAGCTGAAGGCATTATTTATGACATGTTTAATGAAAAAGAACATGTTGTTAAAACGGTTGATAGAAAATATGAAAAGTATTATGTATCCATTGACTATGGAACTCAGAACCCTACCGCCTTTGGTTTGTGGGGCTTTTATGATGGAGTTTGGTACAAGGTCAAGGAATACCATCATAGTGGACGGGATGGAAAACAGAAAACCGATGCTGAATACAGTAAGGATTTAAAAGAGTTTGTTGGTCCTTTGAACATATCTTTCGTAATTGTGGATCCTTCAGCTGCATCGTTTAAGGCACAAATTAAAAAAGACGGATTTAGAGTAAGAGATGCAGATAATGATGTGGTGAATGGAATTAGGAATGTCGCTACAGCGTTGAATAAAAAGATGATTAAATATAACGATTGTTGCAAGCATACCAAGAGGGAGTTTTCTTCTTATATATGGGATGAAAAGGCAGCTAATCGCGGTGAGGATAAGCCGGTTAAAGAGAATGATCACCATATGGATAGTGATCGATACTTTATAAATACAATTTTATTCAAAAAACCTTCCATGAGTATTTTAAAGTGAGGTGATTGAATGCTAATCGAGGACCTGTTCAGGGCACCTTGGCATGAAAGGATGGTGAGTGTAATAGAGGACATGGTGAAAAGTGTCATTACCGATGAAGAGGTATTGATTAAAGAAATAAAAGATTGGGAAGCCAGTGATCGACGTAAGAAAATGATTACAGGAGAATTCTATTACCGAAACAAGGCCGATATTCTCGAAAAGAAACAAGATATCGCTTGGAAATCTAATCAGAAACTCGCACATGGTTTTGCTAAGAAATTGGTAGATCAAAAGATTGGGTATCTACTTTCAAAAGAACCTACATTCGGGACCGAGAATAAAGAGTATAGCAAGATTATGCAGGAAACCTTTGACCGCGGACTTTTGAAAAAGATAAAAAACGTGGGGAAAGAAGCAATCAACAAAGGAATTGCCTATCTTTATCCGTACATTAATGAAAAAGGTGACCTGTCGTTCATGAAATTTCCTTCCGAACAGATTATTCCGTTCTGGGGAGATAGTGAACATATGGAAGTGCTCTCTTTTCTTCGAGTCTATGAAGTTAGTATCTATATGAATAAGGAGAAAGTGAAGCAGAAGAAGGTGGAATATTACCATTCTGGAGGCATTAAGTTTTATATCTTAGAGAACGGGAAGTTAATTGCTGATGTTCCAGCAGGTATTGAACAGAATCATCATTTCACGATTAATGATAAGCCTTATGTGTGGGAAAAGATTCCGCTGATACACTTCAAATATAACGAGGAAGAGCAGCCACTAATTGATAGTATCAAGTCATTGATTGATAACTACAATCTGCAGGCTTCAACAAATGCAGATTTATTGGCTGATATTCCTAAATTTATTTATAAACTAGTAAACTATGGCGGCGAAGACCTAGAAGAATTTTTATCTGACTTGAATAAATATATGGCTGTTAAGTTAGATGAAAATGGAGATGTGGACAAGCTCCAGGCAGAAATTCAGACAGAAGCTGTTGAAAAAGAAATTGATCGTAATCGAAATTCAATTTATGAGTTTGGTCGGGGAGTCGATACGAGAGATGTGAACCTTCGTGATGCTTCCGGGATTGCACTCAGATTCCGATATAGTGATCTGGATATGGATTGCAACATTCTAGAAGCAGAGTTCCAGTCATCGATTGAACACATGCTTTGGTTCATCAATCACTACTTGCTTATGACGAGTAAGGGGGATTTCACGAAGGAAAAGGTTAATATCATTTTCAATCGTGATATCATCATCGCAGAATCAGAAGCTATCGAAAACTGTGAAAAGTCTGTCGGGATTCTTGATGATAAAACCATTAGAGAAAACCATCCTTGGTATACCGAAGAGGTAGAGGCAAGGCTAGAGGAACAAGAGAAGAAACAACAAAGCGAAATAGACGGTTACAAGGATTCATTTCCTCCGGTGAAGGATAATGAGTAAGAAATATTGGGAAAGTAGATCGGCACAACGTGAATTGGAGTCACAGCTGATAGCTAGTAAATATCTTGCTCGAATGGACGAGAGTTTACGGGAAGCACAGCATGATATTCTGAAACAAATTGAAACCTTTTATGCTAGGTACGCTGCAGAGAATCAAGTAACCTTAGCAGAGGCCCGCAAGTATTTAACTGCAAAGGAATTGAAGGATTTTAAGAATATTGATTTGAAACGATTTAGGGAAATGTCGATGTCTGGCAATCCTGAATATGACCGGATTCTGAACGCTGCAAGCTATCGCGTCCGAATTTCACGTCTGGAAGCTCTTAATCTAACAATTGAAATGAGAATGGCTGAACTATATGGCGGTTCTAAAGGATTACAACAATACACGTACACCGGTTTAGCAGACATCTACCAAGGCTCTTACTATCAGACGATGTTTGACATGGCAAAACAGGGAGTTGTAACAGGTCCAGTTCAAGCCTTAACTGATAAAACCATGGAGGAAGTACTTTCTTACAATTGGAGTGGGAAAGAGTTTTCTAAGCGTATATGGGGACACCAAGAAGCGACCAGAAAAGCAATTCGCAAAGAGTTGGAAAGAAGCTTTGCAGCTGGTAGGTCCATCCAAAAAACAACAAAAGCCATTATGGAGGTTACCGACGTTGCTCGTTCACGTGTTGAAGCGCTTGTCCGAACTGAAGCGAATTTTTTTCATAATGCTGCTTCTCAAAAAAGTTATGAAGATGCCGGAATTGATAGATATGAGATTCTAGCGACATTGGATAGTCGAACTTCCGATATATGTAGAAAGCAAGATGGGAAGATTTATAACGAAAAAGATTACAAGCCAGGAGAAAGCGCACCGCCTTTTCACGTTCGATGTAGAACAACAACGATTCCTTATTTTCATGAATCGGAGTATATGCAGTATGAGAAAAGGCAATCAACAAACGGTCTTATAGATTCAATGACTTATAAAGAGTGGTTTGACAAATACGTAAAGTAGGTAGGAGGTTTTTTAGTGATTAAAAAGTATCGGAAAAAGCCAGTAATAATCGAAGCTATACAATTCAAGGGTGGGAACTACAACGACATTGAGTTATTCATAGGAGGGCAGGTTCATAAAGGGGTTAATGAGATTGGAAATGTTAAACAAATTATCATTGAAACTTTAGAAGGTGCTATGACAGCAAACATAGATGACTACATTATCAAAGGGGTTAAAGGTGAATTTTATCCATGCAAACCAGATATATTTGAAGCTACCTATGAAGATATGATTTCGGAATCCTGTAATTCAAAAGGATTTTTAGATAATGTAGAGATGATACAAGTTGAAGGAGAATCATACCGGTATAAAAGTGGAATCATTCACTCTTTGATGGTGATTTACGGCTTCTCTTTGGAAGAAGCAAAAAAAGTAATGTACAAAAGAGATATCAGAGACTTTCTATTGGACAGCTTAGAATCAAAAGCAACAGGTCACATGAAACAATTCAAGATTGAAAATCATATTCATAGTGGAGTAGATATTGAGAAAGTTGCAGCTAATTTAGAAGGTTTCTTGTCAAAGGAAAATGCAAGTAAATAAATTTAATCTAGTTTGATTTTCTCGTCTTTTTAGCATTTGCAGACGTAAAAGATTCAAAGCTGGTCGTAGACGTAACTACGTAAAAAATCGTAACCAAGGAGGAACACACATGAAACGCGAATTTTTAGAAGGATTAGGTCTCGAAAAAGAAGCTATTGAAAAAATCATGACTGAACATGGAAAAACAGTTGAATCCTATAAAACGAAAGTTACTGATCTCCAAACAAGTAATGATGATTTGAATGGACAACTGACTCAGCGTGATAAAGACCTTAAAGACCTAAAGAAAAAGGCTGAAGGTAGCGAAGATTTACAAACACAGTTCACTGAACTTCAAAAGAAATACAACACGGATAAAACAGCTTATGAAGCGAAAATCAGGGACACTCAATTAACGAGTGCACTAAAAATTGCGCTGAATGGAAAGGTTCATGATGCTGATTTGGTAGCAGGACTTATCGACAAATCCACAATTGAATTAGGAGAAGACGGAAACGTCACAAAAGGACTTGATGAGCAGATTAAAACTCTGCAAGAGGCGAAGTCTTTTTTGTTTGTTCCTGAAACTGATCCGAATCCAACAATAAGAGGTGCAAAGCCAGCTGAAGGAGATCCGGGAGGCGGAGAACCAAATGATCCATTTGCTGCTAAGCTAGCAAAATACAATTAAAAGGAAAGAGGTAATTTTAAAATGGCAGGAGAAAACAACAATCAAGCAGTACGTAGTTATCAAAAACAGTTTAAAGAGTTATTGCAAGCTGTATACCAAAAACAAGCGTATTTCCGCGAGTTTTTCGGTGGTGAAATTGAAGCTCTAGACGGTGTGCAACATAATAAAACAGCGTTCTCTATCAAAACAAGTGATATTCCGGTTGTTATCGGTACGGAATACAACAAAGACCCTAATGTAGGTTTTGGAACTGGAACTAGTAAATCATCTCGTTTTGGTGAACGTAAAGAGATTATCTATACAGACACAGACGTTCCATACACTTGGGAATGGACTTGGCACGAAGGTATTGACAAGCACACAGTGAATAATGACTTTGATGCGACAATCGCAGACCGTTCAGATTTACAAGCACAGGCTAAAGTTCAAATGTTTGATAATCATGGTGGTTTATTTATTTCGCAAGTTGCATCTCAAGCGCTTCAATTATCTGACTTAACAAACGATGCCGTGTTGAAGCTGTTTAACGACCTAAACAATGCTTATGTGAACATGGAAGCCATTGGAACTAAAATTGCATGGGTGAAGCCGGAGTTATATAACGTCATTGTGGACCATCCAATCACTACTTCTGCTAAGAAATCTGGTGCAAACGTTGATACTAATCAAATCTTGCAGTTTAAAGACTTTTTAATTAAGCAAGTACCAGAAACGAAATTCCAAACTGGCGAACTTGCTTACACATCTATTGCAGGTGTTGGTAAACAGTTCACTGGCATCAACACTGCACGTACTATTCCATCGGAAGACTTTGATGGTGTAGCTTTCCAAGGCGCCGGTAAAGCAGGGGAGTTCATTCTTCCAGCTAATAAAAAGGCAGTTCTCAAAGTTGTCGAATTACCAGCAGGTTAAGAAAGGGGAAATAAGAGTTGGCTAAATATAAAGTATTAAGGGCATTTCGAGATATCCATACGAATGATGTATATAAGCAAAATTCAGTGATTGAACTCACTGATGAACGTGCAGCTGAAGTGAACGAAAACCTTAAAGAAAAGGGAACGTTCATTGAACTAATCGTTGAGGAACCCAAGGGCGATGAATTCGACCGAGAAGCTGCTAAGGAAAAACTTAAAGAACTTGGTGTTGAATTCAAAGGTAATGCAAGCAATGAAACACTTAAACAATTACTTGATGAACATGAGGGAGACGAATAATCTTCCTCTCTTTTAGGAGGGTTTGACATGGAAGTAATTGATATCGTAAAAGCGAAGCTTCCGGAATCTAAACCCGAAGATTCGATATTGAACATACACATTGAGGAAGTTGGCCAATCCATTAAGACGTACTGCAATAGGGAGGATATTCCTCCTGAATTGCGGTATGTCTATGCAAATATGGTTGTGGATCTACTCAACCATCAAAATCGGGTAAACTCGGAAGAAGGTCAGTCGTCTGTTGCTTCCATTCGGGAAGGTGACGTAACTGTTCAATTCGGTGCCGCAAGAGTCAAGTCCACCGAAGAAGAAATGAAAAGTCTAGTGTTTAATTACAAAGACCAATTAAACCGTTTCAGGAAACTGAGGTGGTAACATGAACATTCGTGACATTATGGCAAAAGCCACTTCCGCTGTTGAGTTCATGTATGACAAAGAAGCAGAGATTCAGCGTTACGAACCATACAAGAAACCCTCAGGAGCAGATGGAATGCGTTGGGTACCTAAACATCAAAACGTTCCCTGTAGACTATCTGCTTCGGGTCTTAATAACACGGATCAGGGAGAAGCAAATGCAATTCAGTATGACATCAAGCTATTTCTGTCCAGTCGGTATGAGATAAAGCCTGGCGATAAGGTTATTGTGAAAACCGTAAAAGATGGTGAAGTACTTCATTCTGTTGAGTATGAATCGGCAAAAGAACCGTTTATCTATGTTTCCCATCAAGAAGTATTACTGAATCGAAAGGACTTCGCGTAATGGGCTTTGAATTTAGTGAAGTAGCTAAGTTGAAAGAAAGTCTAATTGCTCTAAATATAGCTTCTCATAAAATTCATTTGAAAGTAGCAAGACGCATTGCACAGTTGGCCATTCGGAAAGTCAAAAAAATGACGCCGGTTGATTCGGGTGATCTTCGGAACAACTGGAAATATAGCGTCATTAAAAAGGGCGATACCTATATCGTTGTCATCTATAACCAACTGGAATATGCTTCTTTTGTAGAAAAAGGCCATCGGATTGTAATTGCTGGACAAACAGTTGGATGGGTTGAAGGTCGATTTATGCTGAAGTTGACTGAGGATGAAATGGAACGCATTGCTCCGAACATGTGGAAAAACGAAGTCGAAAAAGAAATGAGGAGAATCTTTGGTAGCTAACTTGAAATCCCTCATTATTGATCAAATCCGTACTGTTTTTGGGAATGTAAAAGTATATGATGAACCAGTTAAGCAGGGGTTAATGACTCCTGCTTTCCAATTGCTTATTTTTAATAGTCACGGGCAAAGGGCACTTGGAAACCAAGAGTCCAGGACTATTTCGTTTAACGTGAATTACTATCCAGAATCTGAAGATATCAGGAATGAATGTGATGGAATTCTTGAGACTTTCCAAAACGAGTTTAAATATATCGCAAATAAATACCACGTTCATGAAATCGAGGGCAGTGTCTCTGATGATGTCCTAGTTATTACCTTTAGTGTCAATGCGTTATTGACCGAAAAAGTAGAAGGAACAAAAATGAAGGAATTAGGAGGTGTGACGGTTGGCGAAAGATAAACCACAAAAATACAGTAAAGAAGCTTTTTTAAATGCGGCTAAAAACAACAATGAACGATTGCTATTAAACGTCCTGCTACGGGATAACCAATCGTACACAAAGGAAGATGTTGAAAAGACAGTCAAGACTTGGAAAAACAAGGAGGTTAAGTGAACATGGCAGGTGGATATTGGGAATCGCAAAATAAAGTAAGACCTGGTGCTTACGTTAATTTTGAAACCAATGATTTAGCAGAATCGGGATTAGATTCAACAGGTCCTGTTGTCATTCCGTTGATGTTAGATTGGGGAGTACCAGGAAAGTTTATTGCTGTTTCAGTTAGATCAAAATTTACGGAACTCTTCGGAAAAAGTTTAAAGGAATTAATCCCTATTCGCGAAGCCTTCAAAGCGAATGGACAAGTTATTGTCTATAATTTGAACGGTACAGGGGAAAAAGCTACAGCAACTAGTGGAACTTTAGTTGCAACAGCTATCCACGGAGGAAAAGATGGAAACAACATCAGCGTAACCATCACAGTAGGGTTAAAAGGATCTTCTACCGTAAGAACATTTTACAAAGGTGTTCAAGTTGACTCTCAAGTTGTCGCGACTGTTGCAGAGTTAGTTCCAAATGCTTTTGCATCATTCAGTGGAGAGTTACCAACGGAGGACGCTTCTCTTACTCTCACAGGAGGAACAACTGTTGCAGCAACAAATGAGTCCTATTCGACTTTAGCTGAAGGACTAGATACGCAAGATTTTAAAGTGGTCGCAATCGGTACGGCTGATGAAACGATCAAGCAGCTATTCACTTTGAAAGTGAAAGAATGGCGTGAACAAAGCGGCAAGAACGTTACTTTTGTCACCAATAATTATAAGGAAGCTGATTTTGAAGGAGTTGTTTCCGTATTAAATGGTGTGACTCTTGAAGGAAATGAAGCTCTCTCCGCAGACAAATCTCTATATTTTTACGCAGGTGCATATGCCAACGCGGGTACTAATTCCCTTACGTATGTTGAGTATCCAGGTGCTATTGATTGCGAACGTAAAACTCACGAAGAAATTGTACAAGCCTTAAAAGATGGCCATATTGTTTACGTATCTAATAACGGCCGCGTTGTTGTGGAGCAGGATATTAATACATTCCGTTCATTTACTGTTGATAAGAATCGAGATTTTCGAAAGAACAAACTCGTCCGTACTATGGATTCTGTTTCAGATAATGTGCAGCATGTATTTTCAACATTCTTTATCGGAAGAGTCAATAACAACGAGGATGGCCGAGACTTGTTTAAGCAGCAAGTGATGAAAGTAGTTTTGGATCCGTTAGTTCAGCAAGGTGCTCTTGAGTATACGTCGGAAGATATTTCGATTACTCAAGGTGATGAAAAGGATTCAGTGCTTGTTGGATTGAGCGCTACTTTCAACGATGCCATGGAAAAATTATATATGACAGTCCACTGTCAATAATACGGGAGGTGCAATGAATGCCTAGAATCATGGAAACAGCAAACGCAATTAGTGGTAAAGAGGGAATGCTCTACCTTACGATTAATGGCCGTTCTTTAGAATTTGCCGAAATTACCAAGTTTGATGCAAAAGTCGAGTATAAAAAGGCATCTGTCCCTCGTGTTGGGGCACGAATGGATGGTAGTAAGATAGTTGGTGCTACAGGAACAGGAAATATGACAGTATACTATCATCGTCCAGAAATGCGGGCCATGGCACTTGAATACCTACGTTCAGGTAAGGCGCCAATCTTAGATGCAATGGTTGTAAATGAAGATGCAACAAGTTCAGCTGGCAAACAAACGACTCTTGTTAAAAATATCGTTCCTGATAGTGCAATGATTGCGATTCTTGACGGTGAATCCGATGATGTATTAAAAGAAGAAATCTCATTCACTTATGATGATTTCGATTTCTTAAATCAATTTAAAGTAACTAACTAATTTTCGGGGGTATTCAAGTGAGTAAATTCAAAGCGTTTTTAAAAGGAAATGTAAAGGAAGTAGAAAACGCCTCTTTGAAACTTGATCGTTTCGAGGAGGCTATTGTTTTGCGTCCGTTGTCATCTGCTGAAGCTGACAAAATTAATGAACAGTGTTTTAAAACAAAGCCTGGGGTTAAAGGACGTCCAGAACGAGTATTTAATGTTGTAAAATACAATCGAGAAATATGTGTCGCATCAATTGTTCATCCAGATTTAAACGATACAGAATTACAAGAATCATATGGTGTCCGAGGTGCCGATAATCTGTATTCTGCGATGTTCCTACTCGGTGAAGCGACTCAGATATTGGAGAAGGTAACAGAAATCAGTGGTATTGATCTATCGATGGACGATGACATTGAAGCAGCAAAAAACTAATCGAGGGAGGGGAAGATGAGATAGATGGTGAAGCTATCTATGCTCATGTTGCCCTCCATAGATTTAATATTCTTCCACTCCAATTCCTTAATATGGAACGAAAGGAAAAGGCATTTATTATTGCTAGTATTAAGATTCAGTTAGCAAAGGAAAAGGATGAAGCTAACAAGATTCCAAAAAAGTAATCTTATCTATTCCCGAAAAATATAAGTTATAACATCGAAAATAGGTAATTATCCCCAATAATTGTGTTATATTGTAATAAAAAGTGGGGGTATTCTTATGACCTTAGAAAAAGAAGAGAAAAAGAAGAAGGAAAGAGCATTAGCAAAGGGATGTTCTATTGGATGTGGAGGATTAATTATACTGATGTTAATTGGTTTTCTGATATCTCAATTTGTATCAAAAGAAGACAAAGTGAAACCAAAAGAGGTTCAAGGAATTGATGTAAAAATGAGTATCGATTCCAATAACATGTTTATAGATGAAGCGATAGTTATCGCAACAATCACGAACACAACAGATAAAACATATTCAGGTGAAGTCTCCATATATCACTCCTCTTTTAAATACTGGAAAATCGAAGTAGAAAATTTAGCTCCAGATCAAGAAATAACAAGACAAATTAAAGAGAAGTACATTGAACATCCAGAAGACGAATATCGCTATAGTGTAGTTGGTGAGTTATCAGATAAAAGTTATAAAAGTAATGTAGACTATACTGTTTTTAAAACAGAGTCTGACAGATCATTCAATATACAAATTGAAAAGGCAAATAAAGAAAATATTATTGAAGTAACAACAGAGATGTATTCTTTGCATGGTGATAATCTTATTAACTTAAGTTTCTATGATAATTCTGTTAAATTGGTTGATGGTGAATTGACTGATGCGTCTCCTGTAGCACTTTATTTCGGTTCTAACAAAGAAAAAACTATCACAATATACTACGATGATGGTACAGAAGAACAAATGGATTTTGAGCCAAAAAAATAATTTCTAAAGCACTCATTTATTTTGGGTGCTTTTTATTTTGTCTGAGAGGCAGGTGATCTAATTGGCTGGAGTACAAACTACATTAGCACTTCAAGATAAACTAACTGGTCCACTCATGAAAATGATGCGGGCATTAGATAGCACCGTTCGTGTAATGGAGAAAATGGATGCTGCCACAAGTAACCTTGACCAAAAAAGTCTTGCTAGTGCAAGAAGGAACATATCTAATGCATCTGCAGACCTAGAGCGTTTATCCACTGCCTCGCAAAATGCAGGGAATAGTGCGAACAAAGCCGCAAGTCAACAAGATCGATTTAATAATGCAGTCAATCAAGGTTTACCCGGCATCGGAAAATTAACAGTAGGTATACTTTCCGCTGTCGGGGCTTATAAGATGTTTAATGCGGCCAAGAACTTCTTTACGGATACTTTTTCGAGAGGAGTAGAATTCCATGCATTTAAGCAATCTTCGGAGATAGCATTCACGACATTTTTAGGTGATGCAGAAAAAGCAAAAAAATACATGGATGATATGTACGCCTTTGCATTAAAAACACCCTTTGCTTACCCTGATTTGCTGGCATCGAGTAGAAATCTAATTGCATTCGGAATTGAAGCCGAAAAAACTTTTCCTATTATGCAAGCAATCGGTGATGCAGTTGCTGCTGTTGGGGGAAGTAATGCTGAAATGCAGAATATGGCTGATATATTCGGTATAATACAGGCGCAAGGCAGAATTACAGCAATGGAAGTCAATAGGCTTAGTAGCTATGGTGTCAACGCCTACGAGATTTTAGGAAAAGCTGCAGGAGTTTCCGCAAACGAGATGAAAAAGCAAATCTCGTCTGGAGCTGTTGGAGCAGGACAAGCTATAGCAGGACTAGTTGAGGGGATAAACCAAAGATTCGGTGGCTTAATGGAAGGTGTTAAGGGAACTTGGTCAGGAGCAATTGACTCAATGAACTCTGCAAGAAGGAATGTAGGCGTAAAACTAATGCAAGACTTTATGGAAGCAGAGGGACCTTTAGTCACTCTTGTAAACAATGTTACTGAATTCTTAAAGAAAATACCTATTTATATTGGTCCAGCTGTTTCTGCATTTCTACCGTTGATCGAAATGTTCAATAATACCTTTTCAGGGAATCGTTTTGATGGTATTTTATCTGCAATTGGAGCATCGATAACATTTACAGCAAATGTACTTTCATGGTTTGGTCAATTAGCTTTATGGGTTGCTGGAATTTTTGCGGATAATTGGTCATGGATTGCTCCCATTGTAACGGTTATAGGTAGCGTTCTTGCAACTTTCATTACACTTCTAATCACTTATTATTCTGTATTAGGAATTATTAGACTAGCAACTTTAGCTTGGGCTTTTGCACAAATGGAAGTAAACAAAGCTTTTCTTACAAACCCGATTGTTTGGATTATTCTAGCGATTGTCGCGGTTATAGCCTTAGTCATATACGCAATGGTTAATTGGGGCGAACAAACAGCTGCGGTCATGGGATTCATTGCCGGTATATTCATGGTTGCAGTAGCATTTATCGGGAATCTATTTGTAACACTAATTAATTTGGTTATTGATATCATAGCCGTCCTATGGAATCATTTTGCAAATTTTGCAGAGTTCTTCGCAAATGTATTTAATGATCCAATCGGTTCAGTTGTTCGATTATTTGCCGGAATGGCAGATTCAGTGCTTTCTATTCTAGAAGGAATTGCAAGTGCTATAGATTCACTTTTTGGTTCTAATCTAGCAAATGCAGTCAGCGGTTGGAGATCATCATTATCAGGAAAGGTTATTGATCTTGTAGGGGAAGCGAAGGTTAAAATACCAAGACTCGATCCAGGCTCAATGAAGCTGGACAGATTTGAATACGGTAAAGCATTTGATGCAGGGAATAAATTCGGAAAATCAGCATCTTTGGCAGCTACTGATAAACTAACCGGCGCAATGAATAAAGTCACGGGATTATTCGGTGATAAAAATACTCCTAATTCTGATATTAATGACATATCTAACCTAATGGACACACCATTAAATGCTAGCGATTCATCTCCAGGAGGAAAAGCAGCAAAGAATAATCCTACTGGAGGAAAATTAGATTCCATCGGGAAGATAAATGATGACATTAATATAGCCGACGAGGATATTAAACTAATGAGAGATTTGGCTGAAAAAAAATCGATCCAAAACTTTGTGACTCTGACCCCTACTGTGACTCTAACAGGTGATATGAATCTATCCGAAGAAGCAGATGTTGATGAAATCATTAAGAAAATCGAGAAGACATTGACTGATGATGTGGCACGTTCTGCAGAGGGGGTTTTCTCATAATGCATGGCATTTATTTTAGTGTAAATAACGACAAAGAAGGGTTTCAACTTCCTGTCAATCCTGAAAAAGTAGGCGTAACAAATGATGGAGATGGTGAAGAGTTTACAATTGCAAAGATCGGGAATGTCAATGTTCCTAAAGATGGTAAACTTAAAACCTATGAAATTGAAAGTTTCTTCCCTTCCCAGCAGTATTCTTTTGTGGTTACAAAAGCTAAAAATCCTGATTATTACGTTGACCGAATAGAAAAGTGGAAAGAAAACAAATGGCCCGTCCGTTTTATTTATATGGATGGGTCTTTCAAAATTAACGAACTTGTGACTGTTGAGAGTTTTAAGTATGACGAAACTGGCGGGAGTGCGGATGTAAATTTTACCCTTCAATTAAAGCAGTATAAAGATTTTAGTCCTGCTAAAATGAAGGTTGTAAAACCAAAAACCACAAATAAAGCGAAAGTAGTAACAAAAAAAACTCCACCTAGACAAACTAAGAAGCCGCAACCCAAAACCTATTCCTTGGTTAAAGGAGATAGTCTGTGGAAAGTTGCACAAAAGTTTTTGGGGAGTGGTACAAGATATCCAGAAATCGCAAAACTAAATGGTATTAAACCTAGTCAATATAGAAGGTTACCTATTGGATTGAAAGTAAAAATCCCGCCAAAGTGAGGGATAGTATGGAAGTTATGATTGATAATCGAAACGGAACTGTATGGGATATGCCTGTTTCTTCCGTTGAATGGAAGACAAGTAGGATAGGAAAAGCAGGATCTTTAGATGCAAAACTAATATTAAAAGATCCATTGAAACATCCGGTTAACAGTGGTGATGTCATCGCTGTAAAGGATGGCAGTTCAAAGATATTCTACGGGTATGTGTTTGAGTCAGGGATAAAGCATACAAGCGATGTAACCATAAAAGCTTTTGATCAACTAAAATATCTAATGTACAATGATACTTTTGTTATCCCGAGTTCAACGGCCACTGTTGCCATTAAGAAAATAGCAACTGATGCAAAATTAAAAATCGGTACTTTCGAAAATACAAGCTATAAAGTGCCTGGAATTGTTGAGGATGATAAAAAGGCACTTGATGTGGTTTCAAAGTTTTTAGATTCTACTCTAATAGCAACAAACCGAAACTACGTACTCTTTGATCAATACGGCTCTCTTACGCTCAAAAACATTAATAATATGAAAATAGCAGCAGACGACTTTTACATTGGTGAAAATAGTCTGCTTTTTGATTTTGATTATAAAAAGACCATCGACAGTGAGACATTCAATCGCATAAAGCTTGTACACGACAATAAAAATAGTGGAAAACGAGAGGTTTATATCGCCCAAGACAGTGCTAATATCGCCAAATGGGGAAGGTTGCAGTTGTTCAAAAAAGTTGATGAAAACATGAAATCCTCTCAGATTAAAGACTTGCTCGATCGGTTGATCAAATTTCATAACCGAGAGATGAAAACCCTAACTCTTAATTGTCTTGGAAATTGGAAGGTGAGAGCTGGTAGCTTTGTTTTGGTGTATATCGAAAAGCTAGGAATTAAAGAGTATTTTCTAGTGGATGAATGCACCCATAAATGGAACCAAGGAATCCACACGATGACTCTAGAAGTGAAGGTGATTAAATGAGTATGCTTGACATTGTGAAAGCGACGGCCGTTGGTGCTGTAAATGCTCAAAATCCCGTGAATGTATTATTCGGGACTGTCAGAAAAACAGGGCCGATTGAAATAGAAGTCCATCAGAAATTGATCTTAACGGATGAATTCTTGATAATGACAGAGTCTACAAAAGAGTTAAAAGGTGGAGATCGTGTAGTACTTCTTAGAGTACAAGGTGGCCATCAATTCGTAGTTATGGACAAGGTGGTGTAAGCATGGTGCTTCCAACTGGGGAAATCGTTATCGATGACGAAATAGACATCATTGATGATGAAGAACTCCCAACCAAAACATATTATTTAGACTTTGAAAAAGGACAATGTCTAGGTACGGTGGATGGTTTAAAAGCGATGGAACAGTCCATTTATAAGATACTCAATACCATTCGATTTGAACATCTTATATATTCAGATGACTATGGTTTTGAACCTATATTTGGGCAAGAAAGAATATTCGTTCAGATGGATCTACCTAGGCGAATAGAAGAAGCATTACTGCAGGATGAGCGCATTGCCTCAATTGAGGATATGTCTTTAGATTTTAAAGGCGATACGGTTTATGTAGAATTTACAGCCATAACCAATTATGGTGATGTGGCAGTGTTAAGAGAGGTGAGCAATGTTGTTTGAAGATCGAACGTTCGAAGCCATACGGGACGAAATGTTGGAGGCTGTCTCAGATGATGTAGATAAACGTGAAGGTTCTATCATTTATGACGCAATTGCCCCGGCCGCCTTAAAACTTGCTGAAATGTACAGTAATTTGAATGTCTTTTTGGATCTAGTATTTGCCGATACAGCGGATGGCGATTTTCTCGAAAGAAGAGCAGCTGAACTTGGAGTCTATAAAAAGTTTGCCACTCCTTCTATTAGAAAAGGAATTTTCAAAGATTCTAACGGCTTACCAATGGACATTCCAATTGGATGTCGTTTTTCTTTTGGAAATTTGACGTTCGAAACAATTGAAAAGATCACATCCGGTGAATACAAGCTACAAGCAGAAACACCTGGAATTATTGGAAACATCGGAAGTGGAACTATTCTTCCTATCGAACCGATTGACAACTTAGGAACTGCGGAAATTTCAGACGTTCTAATACCTGGTACTGATGATGAAACCGATGATAGTTTATACAATCGCTATAAAATCCGTACCCAAAAACAAGCCACAAGTGGGAATGCGTATCATTATGAGCAATGGGCTCTTTCAGTACCCGGTGTAGGCGGTGCGAAAGTGATTCCTACTTGGAATGGTCCTAACACAGTGAAAGTGGTTCTATTGAGCACAGATAAGAAGCCGGTTACTCCGAGTGTAGTTGATGAAACAGCTCAATACATTGATCAAGAAAGACCGATTGGAGCTATTGTAACGGTTGTGTCTTCAACTGAACTCCCTATTAATGTGTCTGCTAAGCTCACATTGGCAGCGGGAGCAACGATTGAAGATGTTACAAATCAATTTAAAGCAAGTCTTGCGGAATATCTTCAATCTATTGCGTTTGTCACAAATGGAAGCACGAAACAACCTGAACTGATTCGATATACTCGTATCGCTAATTTGCTTTTGGATGTTCCTCCAATAATCGATTATACAAATCTGTTTGTTAACGGTGGCACTGCAAACATTCAGCCGACAGCAGAACAAGTAGGGATTGTCGGAAACGTGGTGTTTACATGATTACTCTCGAAGAGATGAAAGATGAACTAAAGAAGGAGCTTCCTCGGTTTTATGAAGGGATTAAAGATTTCCAAGAATTGATAAAGGTAGAAGGAAAGGAATTAGCCAATCTTAATAACTTAATCGATGATGCGGTTGATCAACTGTTCATTGAAACGTCTACTTGGGGATTGGCTAGGTGGGAAAAGGTCTTTGGTATTATAACTGACGAATCGAAGCCTCTTGATCAGCGCAGGTCATTTGTAAAGTCGAAGATTCGCGGTGCGGGAGTGACCAATGTTGAATTGGTGAAGGAAGTTGCGGAATCCTGGTATAACGGGGAAGTCGAAGTGATTGAAGAACCTTCAAAAGTGTCCATTAAGTTCAATTCCAATTACGGTGTACCATCAAACTTACCAGATGTTCAGTCGGCTTTAAGAGAAATCCTTCCTGCTCATTTGTTCGTCGAATTCCTGTATAAGTATTTTTTAATAGGGGAAATTCACAATGTTAAGACTCTAGCAGAAATGGAAACTCTCACACTCGATAAATTCGCAGGAGGTGCTTAGTTTGGCAAGTAACACAGAACAGTTAGGATTATTAAAGAAAGATCCTGTTGTAGATGCAAATGATACGTTCAATATCGAGACCATGTTGAATGAAAACTGGGATAAAGTAGACGATTTTGCAAAGACGGTTGATGAACACTTGGCGGAAAGATTGCAGGACGGAGTGCATGGATTAGCGACTACTCAAAATATCATTTATTATGTCGATGCAGTAAAAGGTAATGACAATAATAATGGTTTAACAAAAGATACTGCTTTTAAAAACATACAGACAGCGATTGATAAATTACCTAAAAATATTATGCATGATGTACGAATTAGGGTGTTACCTGGTGATTATTCATCACAAGGAATTATCGAAGTTCACGGATTTCGTTCCATGAGAAGTCTTTTATCATCAGTTAATGATTTTAAAATAATCGCATTTGATGGAGATGTTGAAATAACAGATATAGCTAAAGCGATTAATTATAAAGTATATGCAATAAGAGTTACAAATTGTCATGCTACCGTTTCGGTATCGTCATTTTACCCTACTAATACTGACTATGCTTTTGGTTTAGGCGTGGACTCAAGTGCCCGCGTATTATTCATGTCTTGTATGGATTCCGTTTCAGCTAGTCGAGATGGTATTTTTGCAAGTGCTAGTCGGGTGGAAAACCATGGTTGTAGTTTAAGTAATAAAGCCTTTGCCATATCGTCAAGGCGTAGCGCACACGTCTATTCCGCGGCTAGTAGTGGAAGTCAAAACCAAGTAGCTTTATATGCTACTGAGGGCGGTGTTATCTCGAAAAGGACAGGTCAACCCTCTGGTACAACAGCAGAAAGAATAGATAATGGGGGTGCTATACGATGAAGAATTTAATTGCTTATGGTGAGGTATTCGAAGCTGAAAAAATAGTTAAATCCGATACTTCTATTATTGGATATATAGGTAATTCGGAAGTATTTGCTTTTCGTGGCATTAGTGATTTTTCACAATTTCAACTTGATAAAGGGCAAAAATGGGATATTGATGAAATCGAACGAATGCGGTTAGATCAAGCTCAAGCCAATGCCGAACTTTTTGAGATGATGTTAATGCTGACTGGAGGCATGTCCCCTAATGTTTAACGAGAATAGTAAAATTGTACAAGATTATGTGTTGCTAATTCAAAATGGATTAAAAACAATTGACGACGTACCGAACTTCCATAATCTACGTGAGGTCGTTTCAAGTGTTCTTGATAATTAAACTATTTTATACATTCATAAAGGAGTTGCTGAAAATGACATTTACTACTGATAGTTCAATCGCAAAATCATATGCTGTCTTAATCTTGGCGGGTAAATATACAATGGATGATGTTCCGAATGTCGGTAATTTACGTGAAGTCGTAGAACAAATACTAACTTCCTGATAACCATTAGGATCATTAAGCGCAATAGTTCAATAGTAGTTTAGTAGCAAATATTCCCTTTTTTGTCGTATGATGGTGAAAGGGGAGGGGATTAACATAGAACATAGAAAACTAAAAAACTCGGAACTAAGTATGCTTGCTAACTTTTTAGAATCCCTAAAGGCTGAAAATGTAAATGTGTTTTGGGATTGTTTATCTAGTAATTGTATAAAGGAGATAACTTCATCATTTGAAAACTTTAATGATGAAGTTAAACTCCAATTACTTAGAATGGTAAAAGAAAATTTCGGAGAAGAACTAGATTCGCTCGGTATCGGAAATATAATTAGATTTAAAGATAAGGAAAGAACAAAAGGATATGCTTTTCTTCAGTCCAACGTAAAAACAAATATTTATTATATGACAGAGTCAAATATAAAGGGTACAGAATTGCCGTTGGAATTGGATAAAGGGGCATATAAGATCACATTATTGAAAGATGAATAGCGATTAATCAGAAAGCATCTCGGGCGAGGTGCTTTTTTTTATATTTCAAATAAAAGGGGTTGGATGTATTGAAAATTGATCTTGGAATATTCGATTTAAGTAGCGTAATGAACATTAGAAATGGAGTCGCTGCATTCTCTAGCGGGTTTGTAGGCACTACTTTAAACAGAGTGTACGGTGGAGATCTTCATATCTGGTTTGTACTAGTGCTAGTGTTTGCCATTGCGTACGACTGGATTGCAGGGAGTGCTGCAGCTAAAAAAGACGGGACATATGCAAGTGCTTATGGGATTCAGGGCATTATGCGGACAGCGGTCCTACTTTCTTTACCCGCATTTGGTAGCATGTTAGATATTATTTTTAGAGCACCAGGAGTATTTTTCTTCGTATTTTGGGGCGGAATTCTATTTCACACATTAACGTCCATGACCGCAAATTCCAAACGTGCAGGATGGGATAGGTGGATTCCCTTATGGGCGATTGATTGGGTAGCAAGTGAAATTGAAGCAAAAGTAAAAAGATCGAAAGAAAGAGAAAACAAAGCAGGGTGACGCAAAGTGTTGCTCTTTTTTTATATAAAAATATGAGGAGGAAACTAAAAAATGGGAGTAATTATTGATATATCTCACCATCAACCACCTAGCTCAATCAACTATGATAAATTAGCGAAGCAAGTGGACTTAGTTATCATACGTACACAGTATGGATCTAATACATTGGACAGGCACTATAAGACGCACCATAAGGAATTTCAAAAACGTGGTGTTCCAACTGCTGCTTATGCGTGGATTCGTGGTAAAAACGTTGCTGACATGGAGAAGGAAGCGACTGACTTCTATAATCGAACAAAGGAGTTTAATCCTTGTTTTTGGTTCCTTGATGTTGAAGAAAAAACAATGGCTGATATGCGTAAAGGTACTAGTGCGTTCTTAAAGAAATTACGTTCTCTTGGTGCTAAAAAAGTAGGTATTTATGTTGGCCACCACCTTTACAAATCTTTTAATCTTGATTTGTCGGAAGCTGATGCTGTGTGGATTCCTCACTATGGTAAAAACAATGGAACTGTTAACAGTAAACCTGCTTATCCTTGTGACATTCACCAATATACTGATAAAGGAAAATTAGATGGTTATGGTGGTTATCTTGATTTAAACAGGATTATCTCTAACAAAAAGTTGGAGTTTTTTACTGGAAAAGCTGAAATAAAACCTGTGACAAAGCCTGTTGAGCCAACAAAACAACCAGCACCTAATCAATCGAATCAACAGAATTATGCAAACTTACCTATATCCGGTACCACTTACCCAGTTGCAAAAGATACTGCAGGTTATGTAACTGCTGCAGATGCAAAAGCAGGGAAAAACCGCAAGAACACTGTTAAGGCGGGTAATTACTTTGTCTATAACACTAAAGACGACATGATAAATGTCACACCTAGAAACGGAACACCTGGTTCTTGGATAAATCCTGCAGACAACAAGGCAGCAGAATCCACAAAGAACAAAACTTTCCGTATTCGTGTAAAGGCTGCGGAATTGTGGTATTACAATCACCCAGACTGGAACGCAAAGAAAGCTACAGTTAAAAAGGGTGAAGTCTTAACAGTGGTTGATACTTTATCGGTGAATAGATCCAAAATGTACAAGCTTATATCTGGTAACTACATTACAGCTAATACTCAGTATGTAGAGATTGTTAAATAGATTGTTCTGTAAAAATTGGTACAAAAATAAACCCTTGGATCATAGGTCATTTTCGACAGATTCAAGGGTTTATTTTTAAATGTTAAAAAAGTGAGATTGCAAAACCTTCAAACTTCTCTTTTATTTCCTCGTATACTTTTGGATATAAATCTTTTAATGACGATATTTCGCCGTTATGTATCAAATCAAGAGAATAGATAGTTGTCATCTTATGTGTCCTTACATATGAAGGGTCATGAGTTAAATTAAGATTCTCATGATCTTGTTTTGTTAATTTAATGTCAAACGCATCGTGGATATTAGAAGAAACACTTATCTTGGAAATGGGTAAAACGGTTAAATCGCAGGGGAGTGTTTCTTTTTCTGCACCGACTATTAATAATGGTCTTCTTTTAAACTTATAACCTCTTGTTCTTGGATCGAAATAACTAAATCTAGATTTATAAATTTTTCCAATTAGATGATGAGATTTATTGGACATGCACGTCCCCCTCATCATCTTCGAATTCGTCGAGGAACATTCCCCACTGATGATCATATTGACGAACCTTCTCAGCATCTACTTTGATATCGTCAACTGAAATCACTTTATCACCAGGTTCATTATCTTGTAATCCTTCGCGGCTTTTCTTCCAGCAATATTCCTCATGTGTAAGATCTCTCAAAGACCATGTTTCATACTTTGCATATTGATCAATAACATTGTCAATGATATATTTTTTGAATTCAGGTAAAACCTCTATTTCCTCAGTGGAGATTGGTGAGTAGTCATCTTCAAAGAAAAACCTTATTTCAGGGATTACAGGACCATGAACCCAACCTTGGATATCCTCATCATACAAAGTTTCCCCATATAACGCCAATGATTCTCGTTGTGCAAGATACAACATCTTTTGGAGTTTTAATTCGCTATTCTCAAAATGTGAACTTGTATATTTTTCATAGGCATAGACAAGATATTGAGCAAGTTTCCTAATCTCTGACATAAAATTCCCTCCTTATGAAAAAAATTTACGTTTAACTTTGTTATACACAATATACACCTAATGGTTCCTAAATGATACATAAAGTAACTAAATGTTAACAAAATGACTAAATTTTTGCATATAATCGTATAAAAACCTAATTAAAATAAACATAAACTGATTTCCCCTCAATTATTTTCCACTTGCATATCAAACGTATGTTTGCATACAATAAATAAAAACATACGTTCGGGGTGATTGCTATGAATGGGATATTAAACCGTGCAGCTGGAACTGATCAAAGAATAGAACTAATCTACATAAACAAAAATAATCAATTATCTAAAAGAATAATCAAAGTGCTTTCTGTCACGGATCAGGCGATAAAAGCTTATTGCTACACGAAACGACATTTCCGTACATTCAAATTAGAAAATATCCTTTCGGTTGGACCAATCAAAAGGAGGTCTGCATAATGGGTATAAAAGACAGAGGCATGAAAAAATGGCATGGTTTTATGATGCCTGAACATATCGGAGAATTACATCAAATGTATGAAGACTACGAAAAAGAGAAAAAGCCAATCCTGGATGACTTCCAACTTAGGGAAATTGACGAAAAGTTAGCTGTAGCTCAAGAGTTTAATCTTCCAGTTATTTTTGAATTGTGGATAGATGGATTTTTCGAAGATGCAGAGGGCAGAGTGCAAAATGTAGATAATCTTAATAAAGTCGTTTGGATCACTGAATGGAACGGAGATTTACAAAAGATAAATATGGATAATGTTGTTGGTGTAGAATTTAAAGATTGA